GACGAGCTGCTGGAGGAGAAATAATTATGGATAACGAAATGTTGAGTTTTATTCACGAAATTGAGCGTGTCGATAATAGGCTAGGAGAAGTTAGAAAGATTCTCAACTATCTGGAGAAAGAAGATGACACGTATCTCGGGACAGTGGAAATATTGGTGGGCTATCGCGAAAAACGCTCTATGCGCTTAGAAAAAGAAACTGCAATAAATGTGTTCGCTGGCCTAGAACACCATTATAGTAAGCGTTTAGAGAAGTTGACAAAAGCTATAGACTTAGACACACTTGAGAACTTAGAAAAGGAGTAGAAATGGACAAGATCGAACTTAAAGAGTCAGCGTTTCGGCAGTCTTTTGACGGGCTTGCTGTCGGTGACAAAGTGTACTTCAACTATCGGGACGAAAGAAAAAACAATCCTGACAGATATGGGCTTGGCGTTGTTGTTGCTGGCGGAGTAACTGAGGAGCAACATACTACGCGCTTACTTGATGGGCTCTTTGTAATATCCAAAACTCGAAAGGTTACCAAGGTGCTGATTGAAATGAAAGATGGCGAGAACACCGAGCGCTTTTTGAGGAAGCCGAGTGAGTGTCTCAAGGTAACTGATAGAAGAGAGTGTAGCCGATGACGAAGGTTAAATTTGATATCGCAGGTCAAGTGCCTAGTAAGAAGAATAATAAACGGATTTTGAAAAATTTACGCACTGGTAATAGATTTATTGCCAACAGCGAGAAATTTAACAATTGGCACGAAACAGCCATGAAAGAGATATGTCTTTCCTCTAAGGCTTGTAAGTTTAGAAACGTGAAATGGGAGGGTCCCCTAGAAGTAATGATGGTTTTTTATAATAAAGACAGAATCCGTCACGATCTCGACAATATGGCAAGTAGTGTACTCGATCTGCTTGTTGATGCTAGTTATTTAGAAGATGATTGCTGTGGAGTAGTTAACCGCCTGATAATAAGTTTTGGCGGTGTTGATAGAAAAAATTCTCGTGTGGAAGTGACTATAACAGAGCTGGCGGAATAGCTGATTTATGTTATAATAATAAAAGTTATATTGGAGGGCAGCGGTGATGAATTTAGAAGGCACTGAAAATTATGGCTATGATGAGTGGTTAGAGTTTTTTAGAAAAATACCTGCTGCCGAACTGATAGATTCTATAGAAGAACTAAAAGCGAGACTTCCTGGCGATGGATATGCGGCTGCTATGCGCTGGATTGATATCTTTGATAATCCTGGCAAAATGGATAAGCTTTATAAGGGCAGACTCGACAAAGAGATTGAAACCGACATTATGGATCTCGCAATCGGTGATGATGACGAGAAGTTCTATGAGAGTTTAATTCGCCAAAATGTTGAGCAGCTTACCTCGTCAAGTATTTCACAACAAGAAGTGGCTAGGTTGTCTCAGAATATCAATATTTTTAGAAAAGAATTGCAGAATATTCGGTCCCGCCGTCCAAAATCTGGTTCGGTCCTGGAAAAGGTCCTAGCGAAAGCGGCAGCGCCCTCTAATGCCGCGAAAAAAGCAAAAAAGCTAGCCAAATCTACGCCTAAAAAGGCTAAAACCGCACCTAAGGCTGTAGGAGCGACGAAAAATAAAAAGGTGATTAAGGATGCCTCTAATGCCGCGAAAAAAGCAAAAAAATAACCAAATACCGCGAATTGATTTATACAGTCCTGGCAATACTGAAAAAGCCGAGCTTTTATTTGAGCTGCTTGATGAATATGGTATGACACTGCTTGAATGGCAGCGTTTGGTACTGCGCCGTTGGCTGGCTGAGGATGAGGACGGTAATTTTGTCAATCTTGATTGCGGCTTGAGCGTGCCTCGCCAAAATGGCAAAACTGAGATTATTGTAGCGCGGATTATCTATGGTATTATTTTTCGCAAAGCTAAAGGACTGTTTACTGCTCAACAGCAGAATACGGTTGATGTTGTTATTAAACGTGTACAAGACTTTTTCTATGAAAATGAACACCAAGAAATATTCAATTTATTAACGCCGAGGTTTCGTAAAAAACCAAGGAACTATAAGTTTATTGAATTTTTGAACGGCGCTGAGTATCATTTTTACACTAGGACGCGTATGGGTGGTTTGGGATCTACTAATGATGATCTGATATGTGATGAGGCTGCAGAGATGCTTGATTCACATCAATCAGCACTGGTGCCAACGACTGCATCAGCTAAGACAGGCAATCCTCAAATTATCTACGCCGGAACGCCACCAATGGCTGAAACTGTTGGTGAGGTGTTTGCCAGAAATAGACGGAACAAGCTAGAAGGCGCTGCTGGTGTTTGGACTGAATGGGGCGTTGAAAAGATTACTGACGTGCATGACAAGGAAGCTTGGTTAGACACTAACCCCTCACTAAATATATTTTTGCTCGAAAAAGTGATACAGACTGAAGCTGACAGTATGACGATAGATGATTTTAATCGTATGCGGCTTGGTTGGTGGGATGGTATTGATAATAAGCGAGCGATTAAACAGACAGATTGGGATGACCTTGCTACTGAGAAACCTGACTTTGATGACGGCTTTAAGCCTGTATATTCTGTAAAGTTCCCACCAAACAGAAGCTCGTGGTCCCTGGTAGTTGCGCAGCCACTAAAAGATGGTCGTGTACATGTTGAGGTGGTGATGAGTCGTCCGATGAGTGAGGGGTTCCATCGTCTATCAAAATGGCTGATCGATCGTTGGAGGCAAGCAGCAGTGATTATACTTGATGGAGCGACCGGAGCGCCGATACTGTTTGAGGAGCTTACAAAGGCTGGCATTCCTAAAAAGCGTATCATCCTGCCGACTATGAAAGAGGTGGTGGCAGCACATCAGTTTATGAGAGATGCTATTGACAGAGGCGAATTATCTCACTACGACCAACCGCTATTGAATCAGACGGTCCGTATAACAAAAGAGCGGTCATTTGGTCGATATGGCGGCTTTGGTTGGGAGAGCATGACTGATAAATTATCGACCGCGCCACTCGACGCTGCAACGTTTGCTTTTTGGGGGCAAAAGGTATTTCCGAAAAAACAGGTTACTGCTAAGGATAAAAAAATGAGGGCTGATCGCTGGCAGCAAGTGCTTGGCAATATCGGTCAGTCCTAGAGTTTTCCACAGGTTCAACAAAAAATCTCTGACTTTTTTCATAAAATGTATTGCAATTAGCTAACTAGTTAGCTATAATAAAGATAGTTAAGAAATACTTAACTAGCGACTAAACGAAAGGAAGAAAAATGACTTACGAAGAATTCAAAAATCAAATGACTGGCAAGGCTGAAGCTGAAATTCTAGACTTTGTAAACGTAAACTCTGACTTATTCGAACTAAAGCAAGTTTATTACGGCACTTACGAACAGCTAACTACAGACGGCGTAGCTATCACTAAAATCGGTAGCGCTAACAATCATCAAGCACCAGCTCGCTTGATTGGTGAAGCTCGATTCATCACAAAAGAAAACATCGAAGCTCGCAAAGCTACAGAAAACATCAAGGCTGAAGATTTTATCGGCAAGAAAATCTGGGGCAACGAAATTGTAAACGCTGAATTAAAAGACGAAGCTATCGTTATCACTCTAAAAAACGGCAAAACTTACGAATTCAAAAACTTCGCTAAATTGGTTAGTCTAGCTGCTTAATTTTTATAAAAAAGTCCATAAAATGTATGTAAAACGCTTGCATTATGTAAGCAACTTTGCTATAATTAAGACAGTCAAGCGAGGCACATTAACAATTAGAGGATATAACAATGAAACTAATCACAATAAAAGCTTTTATCGGAAGCAATAACAAGACTAAAAAACTTGAGGTCGACAAGATAATATCAACTGTAAGTATTAACCACGAAGCTTTCACCCTCGACTATCCAGTCATCGGATGCTGGAGGGGCGAGGTAGAAGAAACGGCAGTGCTCTATCTATCAGACGAACGTCAAAAGGTGATGAACACGCTCAATAAACTAAAAGAGGTGTTGGATCAAGAAGCAATCGCTTACCAGATAGAGAATAAGCTAAACTTAATATAAAACTAACGCCTCGCTTGGCGCTAAGATCCTCTAAAAAGAAAGGAAAAACTATGCCAATAGTAAATCGAATTGTAAAAAAGAATGGCAAGATTATCAAGTCTAAGGTTGAGATACCTGCACCAGTTTACAACGTCAGAATTAAACAGCAAGTGTATGAACGACTTGTAATGCTTGCCGCTGAAAACGGTCGTAGCGTAACTGGTGAGATAAACTACCGGCTTGAGCAGTCGCTTAAAAAGTAGTATCATAGCTGTGCGATTGTTGTGATTAGCAGTCGTTGTTATAGAGCGCTCTGTTTGTCAGAGCGCTTTTCCTTTTGCTAAAACAAACCCCACCCTACCAAGCTCTTGAATTTGGCGTAGGGTTGATATCATCTGGCAAATCATCCCCCGGCATCTTTGCCCCCTTGCGCCTGTTGCATATCCTGTGAGTAAGTTGTAGGTTATCTATGTCATAAGGCGAACCACCACGAGAAACTGGTATGATCTCGTCTAGTTCTGGCGACATCGGGCTACCTGCTGGCAAAGTCTTGTCGACTTCGCGACCACAAATGCCACAAACATCTTGCATAGCATAAACTCTTTTGCGCAAATCCTCTCGCAGTTTTGGGAACTGTCGTCGTGGATCTTTAGCTGTTGCATACTTCCTACGCTGTGCCATAAACTTATTATAAAATAGTATGATACTTTTGTAAAAATATTGACATAGTATAATTTTATGGTGGCGAGGAGGGTGTATATCCCGGTCCCAGAGGCGCCAAGCGCGGTGAGTGGGGCTATTTTCACGCGAGAAAAAAAACGAGTTTTTCTGGCGGGTGCGCGGGTGATTGATTTAAGGGGTAGATGATGGTATAATATGGGTATTATGACGGAGGGACAGCGTGACTATTTGGCTGATCTGGCACTACGCAAAGGTGTGGTGTTGGAGGACACTGATAATAAGTCGGTTGCTTGGGCAAGCAAGAAAATTGACGAGTTAAAGGCGATGGATGACGCTGAGTTTTTAGAGCCGACGCCAGAGTTTTCAAAAAAGGTTACAGCTACCGTAGATAATATCATCAAGGGGATACGAGCGTGGACTTTTCAGAAATAACGCTGGATGTTGCTGGCGATATTAATAAGGCTATAGCGGCTATTTTACATGAGGGTATTTCGCCAGATAAAAAAATAGAGTTGGTAGCGGATGTGCTGAAGCAGACTGGACGCGAGCTGCATGGCAAGCTGTATTCACTATCAAGCGAGGTGTTTGGCTCGGCGGCGATGCTAAGTGGCGGGTATAGTGCGGAGATGGCTGATCAGGCGGAACGGCTCGCAGTTAAGATCGTGCGCAACAGCGCGCTGAATCGGCAGACTGCCGCGATGCTGCTAAAAGAGTATTGTGATGTGGTGTTGTCGGCGGCGCAGCACGAAGCTTTTACGAATGCAAAGTCTATGCAAAAACACCCAACATTGACGCGGCGCGCTAATGTTGGCAAGCCAGACTGCGCGTGGTGTCAGAAAAAGGCTGGAGTATATGTTGATCCGACGAGCGATGATTTCAAGCGGCACCACAAATGCGACTGCGTGTTTGAAGTGAGTGGTTATAATTCACGTAATGGCGTGCTAAAGAATTTTAAGAAAGGATAACTATGATCGGCATAGATATTGAATTTAAGAACAGACCTAATGAGGATGGCACGCTGTCGAGCTTTACGATCAAGGATTGTTTGGTGTCGCAGACGAGTACGCCGACTGCGGCTAAGCCTGAGGTGATGGTTCATATCCCGAAGACGAGCAGCGAGACTGTCGATGGCGCGTGGTTTGACTACAAAGGACACTCGTATCACGTTGTTGGTACGACGGTACCGTTGATTAAAGAGAACACTCCGTCTAGATGGGACAGATATTGCATCGCGCAGCGGATATATTAAGACATCCTGTTGTGGACATGTGTATAAAATGGTATAATATAGTAAATAACCAAAGGAGGGTATTATAATGATTATTCGTAACAAAGAGTCTGGCGAAACAATTGAAGTGATGGATGGCACCATTATTGCTGAGTCTGCTTGGGAAGTGGTGGGGTCAGAGACGGCTAGCGATGAAGAAGATTCCGAAATTGAATCTGATACTGAAGTCGAAACTGAAGATGCTAGCAAAAGTAAGAAAAAGTGATATAATATAATCATTACAACGCCACGCTTGCGGCAAATGCGGATAAATAAACTATTTATTCGCATTTTTTATGGCAGAACTCAAAGACTTTACCACTAAAGAAAAATTAGCCGAAATATGGCGAGCCTTGGATATTGACGAGGAAAGGCGTGCTGAAGCGCTTATTCATGCAGCATCTGCTCAGTTGCGGCTGATTGCTAAGAATAACAATATTGATCTGGATGAGATTATCGAAAACGACTCTAGTAAAGTATTTGCTGATTCGGTAGGCTTTGTAGTGTTGTCAGCCGTGAAGCGTGCCATGCTGACGCCTGCGGATGCGCCACCAACTACTCAATGGTCACAGTCAGCAAGTCCGTACTCTGAAAGCATGACATTTACTAATCCTGCTAGCGACTTATATTTTAAGAAAAGCGAACTACAGATGCTGGGGTTGAGTAAGATATCTGGTAAATCGCAGATTGGCGTATTGAGGGGAGTTAGGGGATGATACTGGATAACTGGAGATGGGTTTATTCACAGCTTAATAAATCGGTTAGTAAATATCCGTTTTATGAGGGTACATTCAGCTACAGCGACTATGAGACGAGTAAAATTGCACGATCAATCGCTAGGCAGCATGTTGGCTGGGGTAGACGCGCTGTTGAGATGCGCGCAAATAAAACGCGGTTTGATAGGTTTGAGAATGATACTATCGGACTGAATGAGATACTTGATGAATACAAGGTGCGCGAGGCGTTTGACAATCTTAAGGAAGATATTCTGGTATGTGGTGTCGGCTTTTTGGCTCTGGCAGGCGACAAGGTGATGCCGTTTACCGCGCTGGAGGCGACAGGCACGTATGATTGGTATACGCGAAACCTAGAGTCTGGCGTGGCGGTGTTCCGCCGCAGTAGCACACCGAGCGCTATCAATAGTCCCGACAGTTATATGCAATTCTTTAGTGACAAAACTATAGTGTATGAGAACGAGACTCTGAACCAATACGATAATCGCACTGGACGACCGCTAATGACCATGTTGACACACAAGGCGACGACACGCCAACCGTTCGGCAGGACGGTATTGGTTAGGTCGTCTCGCGATGCATTAATTGACGCTAGTCGTACAGTTCGACAGGCTATTGTTGCGGCGTACCACTACAACACTAAAGTCGATATTCTACTAGGTGTCGATAATGAGACAGACGTTGACGTGATCAAGTCTCAGACAGGCGATATCCTAAAAATTACGTCGAATGAGAACGGTCAGATACCGCAAGTAGCGCAGTTTGCACAACACGCTATGGCACCATTTAACGATTCGCTTTTGATGTCGGCGCGTAATTTTTGTGCTGATACTAAGCTGTCGTTGAATAATCTGGGTCTGTCAAGCAACGCGCCGCAGTCGCCTGAATCACTGGAGATTGTTGGCGATGACCTGCGCGAAGCGATCATTGAGTGGCAGAAAGAAATCGGTAATCAGCTGAAGCACTTCGCAATGACGTTATGGATGTACAAGAATAACGTGACGAAAATAGACGATAATCTACGGCAGAAGCTTGACGCTGTTTTACCGGTATGGTTGCCAATTTATCGGTCCGATATCAGCAAATTTGGCGACGGCTTGAATAAGGTGGCGCAGGTAGCACCGGGCATCGTGATGCAGCGGTCAGTGTGGCGTAATGCGGGATTATCGAGTAGTGAAATTGATCAAGTTATCACGAGTATCGTTGATAATTTACAGAACGATTCAAAAACTAAATAAATACTATAATTATGGCTTGTGATTTTGTAAAGTATGTATTATAATATGGGTACGTATACTTTTGACGGAGGGAATAAAAGGGTGACATATTACACCAAAAACGACGCAGGCGAATTTACAGAAGTCAACACAGATGATATGTTTAAGGAACGCCACGAGCGCTGGGTCAAGAACGAATCAGCAAAGATTCGCGAAGACGTAGAAAAATCAGTGCGTGACGAACTTACGAACACTATCACTGAGCGGGCTGAGAAAAACGCCAAGGAAAAATATCAACCTCAGATTGACGATTTGACGTCGAAGAACAAAGATTTAGAGACGACAATTCTACAGAAGACCATTGCCGCTGAGTATGGCTTCAAGCCTGGCACTGAGAAATATCTTGGTACTGGCACAGAGGAAGATATGCGCAAAGAAGCTGACAACCTGAAAGAAAAGTTTGGCGGCGGAGCAACAGCACCGAACCGACAGCAACCAGGTAAAGCTAGCGCGATTCAGACGCGTACGGGTGTAAAGGTTACGATCTAATTAACCTAACTATTATCCAAGGAGGGTAATATTATGGCAGTAACTGATCTGCACACACTTGATATTGCTGAGCCGCTTGATAAGATGTTCTCAACTGGCGGCACTTTCTCAGGAGCTGTATTGTCTTTAGTTCCTGAAACACCGACTATTAACATTGGCGAAAACAAGCCGTTTGTGATGGAAGGTCGCGCTCGCGGTGCGCTTGTCCATGAGGGCGGTAAAAAGCCTGACAACGGTCGCACGGTAAAATCTAAGCCGTTCACGACAGCGAAGTTGGTCTACTCGCAACGCGTCACTGAAGAGTTCATGCGTTGGACAGAAGCAAAACAGGCTGACTTTATTAGCCGCCTAGTTGACAACTGGCTGACAAAGTCGTTGGGGTTAGATTTGGATACTATCGTGTTGCACGGTATGGATCCACACTCTGGCACAGTTGACTCTGAGCTAACCACCTACATGACTAAAGCTGGCTCAAGCATTCTAGTTCCAACAACTGGTACTACTGCGGCAACTCTTGATACAGACTTTGCTACGGCTGTAACAGAGTTGGCGGAGCAGAATATCAACGGTGTGGCTATTTCAAGTGACGCATCCAAGCTACTCTCGACAGTTATTGAAGGTAACCAGAAGAAATATCCAGAATTGGGCGTGTTCGGCTTGAGTGGTAATATGTTGGCTGGAAAACCTGCTGCAACATCACCAGAAGTTGCGCGTGACAAGAAAACTAAGCTGGTGCTTGGTGACTGGAGTCAATTGCTTCTCGGCTTCGCTGGAGTAGCTGAATGGCGCGTTCACACCGCTGGTGACTTTGATAATACAGGCAAAGACTTGGCTGGATACAACCAAATTGGTATCCGCATGGAGTTGCCGTTTGGCTTCCAGATTTTGGACACTAAGGCGTTTGCTGTTGTAAAGGCGGCGTAATATGGGCAACGACAAGAGCAATATCGCGATCGGTCTGCCTAACCCGAAAGGCGCTCTATATTGGGCGCCTCTGGGTACAGCGCTACCAACTGACGCCACTACACCACTCGCAAGCGAATTTGTGAATCTGGGTTATGTGACTGAAGATGGTCTTACCTCAACGACGGCAGAGGAGGGGGATGACATTAAAGCTTGGGGTCCTGAAACTGTCGCCCGCAACCAGACAAGCTACGGACGTAACTTTACGTTTAACCTGCTAGAGTCATCACGCGTATCAGTCTTGCAGTTCCGCTATGGTAAGGGCAATGTCAAGATTGAAACTGATGGCGCAATCACCATTGACGACACTGGCGAGATCTTACCACACGGTGTGTTTGTCTGCGAGACTATTGAGACTAATAGTGGTGGGGTCCGACGTCACCGTCAGATCCTAGGCGATGCACAGTTTACCGACCGATCTGGTGACATGACGTTCAACAACTCAGATGCTATCACTGTGCCAGTATCTCTGACTGCGTATAAGTTTGCAGATGCCGCTGGTAAATTGGTGTATGTAAAGGAGTACTACTCTAAGAAATCCTAGAGACTGGGAAGAGTACGCGCAGAAAAACGACTTGCAAAATAGTCGTTTTTTTGTTATAATATGTAGTATGTAATTCTTATGGAGGGATAATATGGCGAGCGAGCCAAAAAAGACAGTTGAACTTTGGGATGGATACACGGTTGATGTCAATATGCAGCTAATGGACGACTTTGATTTCATTAGTGACTTATCTGAAGCGCACCGAACTGGCAATATCTCTGAGCTAGTGACTATGTACATGGCGTTAATTGGTGGTGATAAGGTTTATGATGACATTCGTGCTCATATCGAGAAAGAATATGGTTACTTCTCGCAGAAAGCGCTACTAGAGATCACGGCGAAGGTGGACGAATGCTTCCCAAAAGCTGGCAATCGAGCGCAGCGGCGTTCGTGGAAGAATTTAGCCTAGTTGAAGCTGACTTCCAGCAATATTATCATCTGGATTTATTAGAAGTTTGCCCGTACGCTGATGGTCGGCGAAGTGGCTTCTCGCGCTATGCTAGGCTATTTGAGAATTTGCCAGTAGAAAGCAGGATCTTCCGCAAGCTAGTGCCAGCAGCGAGCTGGACATGGCGCGACGAAACGTTGAGCCAAATATTGCAAGAACTGAATATACTCACAACGTTGACTTATAACATGAATAGGCGCAAAACTGCTAAGCCTGCTAAAGCTATGAAGAAGTTTGAGCCAGAATATGTTGCTGAGATGCGCAAACAGCTTGATAAAGATCGTAAGAAACAGCAATCAGAAGAGCAGGATGACTTAAGAGATTTATGGCAACATCTGAACCCGAACGCGCAGTATCAGGACTAGCTGATTAGTTTATCAAGAGCCTTAGCAATTTCAGCGTCGGTGAAGTTGATCGTTGATTTTTTCTTAATAAACAAGCGCAAACTACGAACGACATCAGGTGACTTGACGGCTTTTCTCATATTGTCTTCGGTCAATGCATCAAACCGCTTCCAGTATTTGTCTAGGTCGCCTTTCAATACAGATTTCTTAGTAAGGTTGACTAGGTGTTTAGCGGCAGTGCGGATTGTTGACAGATTTGTCAGATCATATGCGAAGATACGCTGTGAGCGAATTGGCTTCTCAAAAATGACACGGTGTAACTCAATACAGCGACCATTTGTCAAAATAACCCAGTCAACGCCTTCGTTTGAGGCATAGTCAACCGCTTGTTTTAAGTGTCGTTCATTTAGATCGATAGATGTTGCTTTGGCTTCAACAATAAAATGAATCTTCTTGTTTAATTGTACGACATAATCAACGTAGGTGCCGCGTATCATGTGCTCGGTCTTTATTTCGTCAATCAGCGTGTATCCAAGCACGGTGCTGAGTAAACTATTGACCATCAATCGCGCTGTCGATTCATCAGCGTTGAGGTTTTCCTTTTTTGTTAAGTATTTTTTGCGATATTCGCGTAATGCTTTTTCACAAGCTTTCTCTTGAAACTCTGTAGACATAATATCCTCTTTTATCTTAAAACTTGCATTTATTGTAACAATAGTATACTCAAAATGCAAAATAATATACTATGTGATATTATGTAGATATGTCAAATGTAGATTTTATTCTTGATAAATCTGGCGGTGCGGACATACTTCGCAACAACCCAGGCATAGCACAGATCCAGATGCATAACATGAACCATATTCTAGATACAGTGAGAGCGCAATTTGTAGTGGAGTTTGGTTTTGAGGGCAACTTTGAGCTTATGACAGAGCCGACGGCATTTCGTCAACGAGTGATGATTAAGGCTGCTGACAAGCGAACTGCTGGCGCGTTGAAGACTAAGCCAGGTTGGTTGGGGTCTTTTGTCAAAAACCTCAGCATATGATATAATATAACCATTACAACGCCACGCTTGCGGCAAATGCGGATAAATAAACTATTTATTCGCATTTTTTATGGCAACTTCAATCGGTACAGCATGGATTCAGATAAAGCCCTCTCTCAAAGGGGTTTCTAACGACATCAAGAAAGCACTTGGTGACGCTGGTGATGGTGTCAGTAATAACTTTGGCTCTAAATTTAAGAGCAGTTTTTTAGCATCATCTAAAGCGGCTTTTGGTGAGGCGTTTTCAGAGTTTGGCAAACGGTCTGATGAAGCGTTCTCTAAATTTAAGTCACTAGCAGCTGGCGCGATGGTTGGACTAGGTGGCATTGCTACTTACGCAGTTAAGCAGTTTGCTGAGTATGAGCAGCTTGTTGGTGGTGTGGAAACACTCTTCAAGAAGAATTCGGGTGAGGTGGTCCAATACGCCAAAAATGCATACAAAACGGCTCAGTTATCCGCTAATCAGTATATGGATACTGTTACGAGTTTTTCTGCGTCGCTACTACAGGGATTAAAGGGTGACACCGCTAAAGCCACGAAGATAGCAGATATGGCTATCACCGACATGGCTGACAATGCAAATAAAATGGGTACGTCGATGGAGTCAATTCAGTACGCATATCAGGGATTTGCAAAGAACAACTATACCATGCTTGACAACTTGAAGTTGGGTTATGGTGGTACTGCAAGTGAGATGGCGCGCCTTATTAACGATAGTGGTGTGATGGGCAAGACGTTTAAGGCGACAGCTAAAAACGTCAGCAGTATTCCGTTTGATAAGGTTATCGAGGCTATACATAATATTCAAACTAAGCTTGATATTACTGGCACTTCAGCTAAGGAAGCGTCATCGACTATCAGCGGCAGTTTTAATGCTGCTAAAGCTGCTTTTGATAATATGCTGACGTCACTGGCTGATCCAAACGGTAATTTTGAAGAGTCGTTTAATATATTCCTAGCCAGCGCAAAGCAATTCTTGCAGAATTTGGCACCAGTCATAAAAAGCATGCTGAAGACTGTTTTTGAGGAAATCAAAAAACAATCGCCAGAATTAGCTCAGGGATTAAAAGACGCTGTGGATACAATTCGCAAGCTATTTGACTTTGCTAAAAACAATCCAGAGTTAATCGCCAATATTGTAAAGTTAGCTGTTGGATTCAAGGCTTTGCAGATAGCTACAGGCGGTGCGCGTTCTGCACTTGATACATTAAAGCCGTGGGCAAAGCTAGGCAAGGGTATTTTCACTGGCGTCATCGGCGGCGCTCAGACGTTGATAGGTAAATTCAAAGATCTGAAGGCTGCTAAAGGTTCAGTTGATGCTGTGACGAAAACAATGGAGGGCGCTGGCAGCGCGGTTGGCGCATCTGCTGACACGGTAGCCGGTGGCGTAGATAAGCTGTCATCTGCGGTAAAAAAATCGCCTAAGGAGTTCACCTTTGGTAAGAGTATGGCTAACTTCTTTAAGGAGATGGGGACTTTGGCTGGTGGAGCTGTGCAGGGTGCCTGGAAGCCAGTGACGGAGTTTTTCAAAGGTGCAGGCGAGACTGTTGCTGGATTCTTTAAGGCGCTGGCGTCGCCGGATGTGCTGGTGGGTGTGCTGTCATTTACAGCGGCTGCTGCCGGTGTGGCAGCCGCAATCCTGCTAATCGGCGGTGCGCTTGGTATCGTTTCGCCAGGGCTAAGAGATTTTCTGAATATGGTAGTAATCCCGCTGGCTGGCTTTTTGGTGGGAACGTTTTTGGTCGTGCTGGGTGCGGTTACTACCACTATAATCAGACTAACCAATGAAGCTGTCATACCGCTTACAAACGCAGTAGCTGGCGGTCTGACCGACGTGTTCAATTCAATCGGCGGCGTAATCGAGAGCGCTGGCAATGCTATATCGCGCGTGGTGGATTCTATATCGAATGGAATATCCAAAATTATCAACTCTATCGCTAACTTGATCAGTTCTGTTGGTGGGCAAGACTGGTATGGTACTGGCTACGGCATCACGCGCAACTTTACTGCTGGTTTGCTAGACGGTATGATTGATTTGCTTCAAGATTCGCTGAATAAAGTGATTAACAATATCATCAATATCCCTGGTATCGGCAATGCTCTAAAAGCGGTTGGCGTAAAGGCTAACCCAGTCAATTTATCCGGCTTTAAGCTGGGTAAGCGGGCACAAGGTGGAGCAGTGTTTGGTCCTGGCGGTCCAACTAGCGATTCAATTCCAATGTTGCTGTCAAACGGCGAGTATGTCATTAGGGCGTCCGCTGCGCGCAAGATTGGCTACGACAAGCTGAATGACATAAACAAAACTGGCAACACTGGTAATACGCTATACCAGACTATTAACATCAACGGGTATAATCGTGATCCAAAAGAGCTTGCTGACGAAATTAGTAAAATAATCGCCTTGCAAAAGGGGAGGGTGATGGGATGATAACTTTACGTGGTAAATTTAGCTTGGTGGCAGTAGTAAGAGATGATGGCGAGCGCCTTAATCTTACCGGTTCTGAGGTAAGACTGAGCGCTGACAATAGCTTACTGCAACGACCAGATCTCGACACTTCAGACATAGACTACACTGATACTGATGGCGGCGAAATGATTCGCCAGCGACTGTCTACCTACACTCAGTCGATCAATGGGCTGATCTTGCCTAAAGAGAGTGGCTTCTGGAAGCTATACAGTATGATTAGTAGCTTTTTTGCCGCCAATCATACATTTACCTTGGTTTATGGTAAAAGGGATGGTCAACTATTTGCTATTAAAGGGGCTTGGCGAAGTAGCGGGTTAGATTTGCCTGTGCCAGCAGATGAAGGCAACACGACATTTTCAACCGAGTTCAAAGTGGGCAATTCAGTCTTGTTCGAGTACTCTGAAGACAGTAGCGGTCGTGAGGTGTATTCAAACAACGTAAAGCTGGGACGCGTGTCAGCCGCAACTGGCGGTGAGGTATGGGACAGCAACGGGCAAGTTTATGATACAGTTGGCGAGGTTTGGACTGGCGCAAGTGGTGGGCTAAGCAGCGTGTTTGTTTCGTCGACAGTTAAGGTTTATCCTGTATGGGTTTTACGAGGTCCTGCCGTCAATCCATCAATTCAGAATAATACGACAGACACATCAGCGACTTATCACGGCAGCATATCATCAACTCAGACGCTTGTCGTTGATTTTTCGACTGGGGAAGCGCGGCTGAATGGTGCTATCGTTTCGAGGAATGTCATTGGTCAGCTATCAATCGCTCCGGGAAATAATTTAGTTGGATTTGATGTGGAAGGTGGTGAAGCCACAACATCAGAGTTGGAGTGGAATAATGTCATTGGCTAGTTCAGATAAAAAACACGAGCTATTGCTGTATATTGGCGATACGCTAATCGGCGACTTCAATAAGTTTGCTCAAAATCGAGCGCTGAGCGAGGCGTTAAAAAGCGAGTCAGATTCAGCGACAGCTGATCAGTTTACTTTTAGTATCAGCTGGTCCAAGTTCAAAAAACATGCAAAAATACGACTGGACGACAACCCAGAATCATTGCTACGTGTCGGTAAAACTCACATGGTATTTTTAGTTGACGGATTGCCTCGTTTTTCTGGATTTTTGGCGACTAGACCGGCGCGCAGCGGCTATGGGTCTGATCAGCAGTTAGATCTAAAGTTTTTTGAACACTTCGCAAGGCTAAGCGGTGATTTGGTGTGTGACAAGAATAACACGCAATCACCTCACCGTGCATTTTCAAATACACCTGGTCATATATTTGTTCAAAGCTTGATTAGCGAGTTTATTACACGAGCGAAGAATGCTGGCGAGAATATCAGATGGAAATTTGGCATTGTTAATGAGCTTAGGCTAAAAACTGTTGAATATAATGATTTTCAAACGGTTAGCAAAGCGCTGTGCGACGCAATGAATAATGAAACAGGAACTGGAAAGTTTGACGTGGTTTTTCGTGTTAACCCAGACAATCATAACGAGCAGATCATTGATATTCTCAAATCGCGTGGCAGCCGCAAAAATATCATCATACGATACCCGAGTGACGGAGTCTATAAGTTATGGGCGAGTGGTTATGCGGTTGAAGAGTCTGCTGACTATGCTAGCGACGTTTTGGTGGCTGGTAATGGACAGGTTGGTAATCCTGAAACTGGTGAGGATACTGCTGAGCTTGCTAGTGCTAGCAATCACGCGGCGGTTCAAGACAACTGCTACTGGCGAGTTTATGAAACGCAATCAAACCTCAAATCTCAAGCGGCAGTTGCAGAATATGCTCAAAAATCTTTAGCACAGCGCAGCTTTGATTCGTTAGTTCCGCAGATAAAGCTTGTGGGACGTCCTATTGTTTGGGGGGATTCAGCTAACGAAAATAATGGATTGGCGCTTGGCGATGAGTTTCGATTTCAGGAAGAGAACGACGATGGCAGCGACTTCAGCGGCTGGATGCGGATAATTGCGATGGAGACGAGTTGGGATAATCAAGGCGTTGCTACTGTGACGCCACGCTTGCGGAGAGTTGATTGATGTTTAATGACAACACGACGCGTCGACTAATGTCAATCGAGAATGAGCAGCGGTCCCAGAAAGTCGCAGCACCGTTGAATTATGGACAGTTATCTCAAAATAATCTACAGACCGCCACCTGGAGTGGTTTTATTAGCCAATACCTGGCGCCAGACAAGACGGCGACAGCTGAATGGGAGATTGTCTTTCGACGTTCTGACGGAGTCAAAAAACCGCCTCTGGTGCAGCTGTCATACGATCATGATCAAAACCCTCATACATATCCAGGTGCGACAGGTAGAGATCCAAACGCTGATGATGAATACGGTTGGTGGTCACAGGTTAAAGAGATTGGTGAAGATTATGTTAAGTTCGCGATAATTATAGATGGATCTGCGTGGTTTTTCCCAGATCGCGAAGGTGCCCACTGTGATTTAACCGTGCAGGCGATATCACCTGTCGCTGGGACTTTGTCGATGAGGAGAGTTCAATGAATCTTGAAAAGTGGTTAGATAAGCTGGAGCGCGAATCGAAGGCTCTTAAGCAAGGCTTTTATCAAGCAGCGACTAAAATTCCGCTATACTCTCGCAGCGCAAAAATAACGACTATACCAAATACGCTATCCGGTTATTGGAGTGTTCCCTCTAATGGCACTGAAAGGGTTTTAGTGACATTAACCACTAAAAAAAGAATTCCTACAATCGCTCAGTTGGAACTGAAAGCTAGTTCAGGCTCGGTATCTCGTGTAAGGCGCACAAATTATGCTCATGGCGCGCAGTGGGTGATTTATCGATATGGGCTTGATCAGTGGCAGCCGACTACGTATGATGTTGTTGTTCATTCGATGCTTGATGGTGATTTAACGTTGAAAAATATAGGAGCATAAGTGGTATGAATGTAGAATCAAGGATTAGAGCACTTGAAAATGAAAATAATGCCAGAAAAGTTATATACCCGGTCGCGGCTTCGTTGGTCAACTTTATCCTGCAGGTTTCACAGGTATTTCATGTTCGTGGCGGCGGGAATACTATAATTGACGTGGTGATCAAATTTATTCCTGATATTAAGCCAAAAGACGGTCCTCTGTTTGTAGATTTATTTCCTCAGGTGTCAGCTAACGATGATTTTTCAACACAATTTCCCAAAATGACTTTTTATCAGTTGCCTCAAGACGATGGCGAAGCGGCAGTGATGCTTGGAATTGTTGCGCCAGCTGTGGAGGTCGATTTCTATATTCGCGTCATTGCTACAGGCTCAACGCGAGGGAAATTTACTAAAGTATAAAATAATGATATAATATCCACAGATAAATAATCACGTCACGCTTGCGGTAAATTGCGGTAATTCAATTAAGAGGAGAATTATGGCTTTTACTAATCCAGGAAAAATTGTTAGATTACGTTCTCGTCCGAACGGGCATGGAAGTGTGTATGAAGCGAATATGTGGGCACAGCAGCACTCTGACGGGCTGTTCTCGGGACGTGGAGTTATTAGAAACACCGTTGCTGACATGAATGTGTTAGTAGGGGGAACAACTGATAACCCAGATGTCGTGTTAGGCAAATTACCAAGCGGCTTTTTGATCGCACTTGATATCGTCGGTCAGCAGGTTATTAGAATTACTGCACCAAGCTCTAACAAACGCATTGCAAGCGTCGTGGCTTATTCTGACAACATCGCGCTAAACTCTACAGATACTAATACTACAGGCTCACCGTCGTCATGCGGTTTAATCGTTGTTTATGGTTCTACTTCTGCGACACCCGTGGCGCCAACTGAATCTCAGATTAGGCAGGCTGTGACGCAAGACGGCGCTACTGGCTCGCAGGCTGTTATTGCGGTCATCGCTAATATTACAACCGAATCTTCCACGACTACAATTACAGATGAAATGATTGCTATCAATTACGGCAAGCTTTCGTCGCACAGTATAGACTTGACGACTATGCCAGACAATAAATACACCCCCACCGAGCAGGATACGGGCAAAAAATGGATTAACGGAAAATCCATTTATCAAAAATCTATAACCTTTAACACGACAGGATCTGGTGCGGAAGAAACTGGTGCGAATAATGAAAACTTTAGCTATATAGACACTCTAATCTCGCTAGATGCTATCTTAAACATGCCAAATGGAGAGAGATACCCAAATAGCTACACAAACCCATCAGCACCATCTCTTCAATATTTCCAATTAAAATTTGCTAACTGGAACAACGCCCAAGTATTACGCTATCAGACAAGAAGCGTT